GGGTTGAGCGTCGAGTTGGGGATGTTGTTGAAGTTCGGCGTGCCAGTGAACGACGGCGTGCCGCTAAAGATTGGGTTGCCGGTAAAGTTCGGCGTGCCCGTGAAGTTGCCATTCAGCGACCCGCCTGCGTTGAACGTCGCTAAGGCGTTGAACACCACAGCGCCGTTGAATGTCTGAACGCCGGTCCACGTATTATTGCCTGACAGGAACGGCGGCGCTGTCACGAAGTCAAGCGTCCACTGCTGATTCCCGCTCGCGCAGTTCACGCCACCAGCGCTATAGAGTACGAACTTATAGGCTGCGGAGGTGATCCAGAGAACCCCCTCGCCGGAAGAGTCGAGGATCAGCGGATTCGTGTTCTGGAAAAGTCCCGATGCATCCGTGTACGTCGCAAGCGGAGTTGACGTGCCCGCCGCGTAGGTGAACACACAGCCGCCTGCGAGTGGATTGCCGTTTTGATCGCTGAACTGCTGGCGCAGGTAGGGCGAGAGCGTCACGGGCACTTGAGCGTGAAGCGCTGGCGCTATGAGAAGTGCGAAGAGTAGGAGTAGCTTTTTCATTGCTGCTCGCGATCTGCGGCTACCGCGCCGCGCCCCGCAGCTTTGAACAAAGAAGCAGGAGATGCGAGCGGTCCATTTGTAATCGGAGAAGTTGGTGCTGCTTCTTTCGGCAAAAATGACAGCGGATCGACGCGCTGCGCCCTGCTTGCCGCAATCTGTGAAGCTACCGCAATCTTTGGGTTGAACTGTGAACCACTCATTAGCATCTTCGCTGTCCCGGATGGATTGTAGTTTTCGCTCAATCTGCGCGCGATCTCAGACTTGAGATACAGTTCCTTAGTCTCTTCCGGCCCAAGCAGTGAACGAAGAAACGTATCAGGATAACCGCCAAGCCCGTCCTTTGTCACTTTGAAGCCGCCGTTCTTGATGTCTTCCACCGCTTGCCGTGCAAGCGGCCCGAGGTCAAAGTTCTCGCCTTTCAGTGTTTCGATTTCATTGACCGAGCTTCGGTTGAGGATTCCATCGGCAACTTTGGCTGGGTCGTCCGTGTTGAGGATACGATAAAGGGGCGAGCCTGGAGAGTTGTACAACTCTTGTAGTTTAGCATTGCCTGCGCCTGCTGCTCGGAAAGTTTCCTCGAACGGCGTTCCGCGCGCTGCATCCATAATCGCACTATCCACCTGAGCAGCCGCAAGCTTATAAATGCGCTGACCACTATCAGATAAAGCGTTTTGACCATAAGCGTTCGCTTTCTCTAAGAAGTTCGTTCGTAGATTGCGCAACGATTGAATCGACTGACGCCCCTGCATTGCGGAATTTGAGAGACTGGATTCGATGTCGTTTAGTGCTTTGTCGGCAGCCTCGGTCTGAAGCACTGGGCGTTCTACCGCTGCGCTTGGCTGCTTGAAATATCGCTCGCTATGGATCAAATCCTGCAGCCTACCAGTTACGTCGCCAGCAAGATCCGATTGCTGATTCTTAACATCAGCATAGGCACTATTGACGTTTTCCTTCATTGCGTCTTTCGCGATTTGCGCAGAATTCTGAAGGTGTTCGCCGGCAGACTCGGATGTAAGCCCCACACGCTGAGGATCGAGTCGATCTTGAAAATCATCCACCGCATCGGCAAGCTTCTGCTTATCGGCAGCAGTTGCAGCCTTAATGTTCGATCCGCGAATCGGAGCGCTCTCGCCAAACGTCTGCTGCCCCTTGGCGAAATCGGTTTGTAGTGCCTCGGCAGGAGACATCTTGAGTCCCATATCCGAAGCATGTTGCAACACGTCGGCATTCGTAATCTGTGTAGTTGCCGCGCCTCCAGTAGTTGCCGCGCCGCGAGTCGTAGATACGGGAGCTTGTGCAATTTCTGGAGATAGCGTCTGAGAAACAGCGCGACCTGTATCCGTGCTTGCGATAGCCTTCACTACTGCCTTAGCAGATTGAACTGGATGTTGAATAACTCCGCGCGCTAAGTTGATTGTTTCATCTTCCGGCGCACCCATGATTGTGCTAGTCACGGGATTATTCAAAATCCCGGTTTGCATATTCATGCCGCCGGTATTTCCACCGACAAGTGCTTGCTTAACTCGTGCAGAGAATTGCCCAATCGCATTCATAATCGGAGCTTCGTGCTCGCCTTCGGGCGTCATGTTGGCGATCTGCTTCAGCTTGTCGGCAAGCTCAGAGAAAATAGGTGCTTCCGTACCCTGCGAGAGAATGTCGCGCCAAGACTTCTGCGGAGAAATCGTTGGACCGCTTCCAGCGTCCTGCACGTCCACAGCACTATACTGCCCCGTTGTTGAAGGCGCGAGGTCTGCCGCACTGTATACTCTCTGTCCCATTAGTCGAACGTCCCGTCTGGATGCACAGCCTTAATCGTAATCGTTTGGCCGTTCTTGAGCTTTACTTGCTGGCCGACTTGGAATTTTGGAGCAGCTTGTTTCGCACCAGCCTGCGCACCTGCTTCTATATTTCCACCATACATCCTCTGCATAACTGGATTAGAGCCAATTCTAGAGTTGAGCTGTGAATTCACAGAACCGCGAATCCCTTCAATCGCCGCCGCGCGCTGTTCTGGACTGTCGGCTGCCGGCACAAGTTGCAACGCCTGGTTGCGTGACGTGTCGCTGCCATTCCCACCGCCCATCACCTTCGAGTAATCGTCGGCAACGCCAAGCAGGATCGAAGCATATTTCGCAATCGGACCACTCCCGGTTGAAGCCTTCATCACGTCAGCGATGGTATTGAAAACAGGGATCTGGCCCTTCGGGATGTCCTTCGCTGCATCGGCGAGCTGATCGAGAGTGCCGCCCTTATTTGTGAGCGATTTAGCAGAACCGAAAAATGCCACGTTGGCTGGCGACTTCGCTACCGTAAAATTACCTTCGGCGCTCTGTGCATTCCATCCGTCACCAGACTCCTTGCCGAGTCTTACGGCTTCCGAAAAGGCTTTTTGTGCAAATTCTGGCTTACGCGAAGAAACTAATTGCGATGGAGCAACATCTCCATCGTGAAGCATTTTTCCAGCGGCGAGTGGGTCGCCATCTTGTACGGCCTGGTCGGTTACTTTCTTTTGTCTTTCAATCTCCTGCTGAATGCCAAGAGAAGTATTTGCTGTAGCTAGTAACCTAGTCGCCCGTGCCTTATCTACTGGATCGGCATTTGGATCTGAAATCTTAGATTTCAGATACGCCATCGTTCCAGGCAGCTTCTCCGGCATAAAGTGCGTCGGATCGTTCTCCATTGCCGTTAGCGGAGAACCCTTTTGCAGCGCCTCAGCCTTTGCGAGATTCCCCTGCTGAATGTTCTTGTAAACGTCGGAATTCTTTTGCGCTTCATCGGCAAGCTGCGAAGCACCCATATGGAGCTTCGCGTAGTGATCTATCTGCGTGCGCAACGCAGCGGGATCGCTTGTCGAGTCAATTGTGGTCTGAAGCTGCTGCGCATGCGGCTGATCGATTAAGCCATTCGAGAGCAGAGAATTCACCGCGCGATTCGCTTCAGTGTGGAGTTGATCATCGGGCACGGCTTTTTCATCCACAAGCGATTCAAGAGAACCGGCGATCTGATCGTTGCGGCCCTTGTACGTTTCTAGGTTCTTGCTATTCGTCGTAGCGTCGTCGGCAGCAATCTTTGACAGCGTTTGCTTCTGATCGAGGAGCTGCTTCCGCACACCAAACACGGCGTTGGCCGAGCCGCCATTCTTCAGGACGATGGCAGGGAGGTCGTTCATATCCTTTCCGTCCCACTCCGTCATGCTCTTTGTCATAGCAGTGCGGTCGGTAATCGCTTGTTGCGTGTTCTGATTTTCAAGTTGCGCGCCAGTGATCTGCTGCTGCTGTAGCTGCTGACCCTGTAGCATACTCTTTACTGAGAGCGCTTTAGCGTATTGATCAAGCGGATTCTCGGGAGACTTGATGCTCAACGCGGGCAGTGGAATTGAAGCCATTAGCTACCTCCCAATGCCCAGTCAGGATTAGCGGCAGCGTAGTTGTTGATCGCGCCGGTATTGTTCTGATTCAAGAGTTGCTGTAAAGATAACGCTCCAGAGATACCCTGTATGCCGCTTCCAAGCGCGTTCGCCGCGCCAGCATATCCACTTGCCGTTGCCGCGCCAGCATTGTTGATGTTCTGTCCGATCTGTGAGCCGGCCGTTGCATTGATCCCTGCCACATTCGAGCTTGCCGCCTGGCCTTGCTGTCCGAGTTGCCCTGCTGTCGTTTGTCCGATTCCTGCAACCGCAGCTTGTCGGTTGAACAGATTCGCTTGGTTGTTCTGGAACGTATTATACGCTGTTTGGTACTGAGTTAACGCGTTTTGGAAAGTGTTCTGATAGTTAGTGGATGCGAGTCCTTGCGCGTAACCCTCAATCCCTTTCGCCGTTCCCGTCGAGAGCAATCCACCATTCGCTGCCGCCGAATTCTGTAGCGCGTTCTCTCCGGCGTTGAGCTGGAACTGATAGCCAGGAGTTTGTGCCGCTTCCGCTGCAGTTGGAGCACTGAACTGCCCGGTCCACGAGGCGAATGGACCAGATTGTCCAGCCTGCAGCTCGTTTGAAAGTTGTCCAATTTCCTGCTGGCCAGCCTTCAGGAACGGCGCTTCGTTCGCCTGTTGCGTGTTCCACTGCTGCTCTTGAAATGCAAGGGACTGCTGTTGCTCCTGCTGCTGAAGCGCAGCAGCATTATTCGCTGCGCTCGCCTGCGTTCCTGCGGCGGCAGCGCTTCCAGCCGCACCAATTCCTGCAGCGGCAATCGAAGCTATGGCAACCGTACTCACGCGAGCACCTTCGAGTAGATCATATCGGTAGGCGTCAACCCGAGCGCCTCGAACATCAAACTACGGTCTCTGTGCAGCTTATGCGATGTGTACATCTTCACGCAACCCATCGCGCGTATCGTTTGCTCCATGAAGCTGAACATCTTCAAGCCGTTCGTCCCGACACGGTACTGCGGCAGCAGGTAGTACATATCCGTAAGCGCCATTAAACCCTGCTCGTAGTAGTGCGGGTTCGGCGTTACGAGCATCAGGAAGTACCCTACAAGCCGCCCATCGGAGCGCGCTGTGACGAGGTGGAGAATCCCAGCTTCTTCGCAGGCTTTGTACTTGTTCTGATCGCAGACCGCGACGAAGCGGTCCTTGTCCACGGCCACGTCATCCCACAGCATGCCGAACATCGGCAATAGCTCCGGCAATGCGTCTGACCACTTCTCGACCTGGAAGTTAAGCGGCATTCAGCTCCCTGCAAAGATCGGAAATGTTGTCTATCGCAAAAATACGATTCTTCGGGATCGGCTTGAACACATGCGCCACGTCGGTCAGCAGCTCCATGAATTCGAGCGAATCCATGCCAAGCTCTTCCCACGTACTGATCGCGTCGATTCGATCGATCGGAACGCCGGAGACTTCAGAAACCATTTGCTTCAAAAGCTCGACAGTGCAATCCGTTTCCATGTTTTTGTTGTCCCGTTGTACACGTACAAGAAATTCGCATCCTGCGCAATCTGTCCCGCGATTCCTACCGATGCGGAGTTCACTGGTGCCGTCGTATTCGCCGGCCCGCGCACCGAAGTCCAAAGCGCTACGAGCCACTGTAGCCATACCGAAGAGAACATGTTCACAATCTTGTGATTGCTACTCTCGCCAAGCGGCGGCGTTCCGGTCGGCGGCTGCGCTACTGGCAATGGCACGCTATGTCACCTTCTGGTATGTATGCGAAATGCGTTCTTGCGGCTTGAATCCAGGGTCGGCGTTCAGGTAGCCTTCAATCAGTCTCCACGGTATCGGGTCGCTCGTCTTGATTTGATACACCCTGTCGCGCGCCCTGCCAAGCCTGGCACGCCGCAAGCGTTGACGGTACTGCCCCGCCTGGCCAGCACCTAGATCGTACTCGTTCGACCAAGTATGAGCGTAATCATTCGACCAAGAGAGCGTCAATTTCGGCCCGCGCGGATTGCCCGCACCATCGAGGAGTGGCGGCTGTGGCCCAAGGCCGGCTTCGGCCAAGATGATCAACTCATTGTGGTACATCCAGTTCTGCTCAATCGAAACGTGCGGAGATTGTCGCAGTCTGTGAATCAGCGCTCCGCCGGCATCTGTAGCGAACTGCCACACACCGCCGTAAACGGACGGTATCGCCATCTGATACAGGTTGCCGCTCTGGGGATCTCCAACGAGATGCTTTCCGAATGCGTACATATGATTCCAGCTCTTATGCGCCGAGTACATCCCCGTCGCTGCATTGAAGAATGCGCGCTCGTGCCACATATTCGTAGCAACATCGTAGACCCAAGTCTTCTGCGCTGTTGGGAAGTTGAACTGCACAAACGTATGGCCTTGATCCTGATACGCGTAAGTCACGAGATCGCTTACAGTCGGGTAGCTCTGAATCGCGTACTCTATCGCGTGATTCGAGATACGCTGCGGCGTATAACCCGACATGCGCCTCGCAACCGAAGCGCCGCGCTCGTCCTGATCGAGCCAGAATACGGAGTTATCCGCTCGCGTTACGCCAAAGATCGCTACAGATCCGTTCTCAGAAGTTCCACTAGGATCCACGTCAAGAATGTTAGCACTGCCAGAGTCATAATAGACCGTGCTCCGCTTTCTGCCCTGCACGTAGAGGCGACGTTGATTCACGACAATGGACTGCACGTTGTCGGAGAACACGGAAACGGTAATGACCTGCGTATTGCCGACTCCAGGCACAATGTAGGTCGAAGCGTCGAATGGAACAGAGAGATACATCGTCTGCGAGTTGCGCAATAAAACGATGAAGAATCCATCCAAGAACTCAACCTGAATTGGAGAACCTTGCTGTCCGCTTGGCAGCGTGAATATCGCGGCCGGGACCTGTAGGAACGTACCTGCAACTTGCGGATTCGTTCCGCCCATCGTCGTCTGTAGCCAGTAGACGTACAGGCCGCCACCAGACGTAAGCAAGAGCTGCTGCGGCGAAGCGACCATTGAGACGGGTTGTAGATCGTTCAAGACCTGCGCGATTACGTTAAACGTGCCGTTTGCGAAGACTTCGCAGAAGTTCGTGCCGCTTACGGCGAACGCGCGTCCATTGATCTCAAGCGAGCCGCGCTCTGGAGTTCCTGGCAACGTGACGAAAATCTGTGTTCCTGGCGTTGGATAGAGCGCGAAAGCCGACTTCCCAACCTGCGACTCTATTGCTTCGGGATACCAGTTGACGGTTCTCTGACAGTCGGCATTCAAGCTTTGGCTTGAGTACGATGGTCCGATGAGTCCGAAGCGTGCCATTTATTGCTGAACGTATTCCACGTCAACTGAAATTGTCGGAGTCGTGCCAACCGTGCTGACAGCACATAAACCATTGGAGGCTGCTACTTTGAAATTTGTAGATGCGCCACTGCCTAGCGACTTAGAGAAAGTCGCAATTGCCGTGGCTGCGTTTGTATAAGTTGCTGTTAGTGAAGTAGGCGTACCGGCACACGCTGCTCCAGTTCCTTGCTCGAATAGCACAGTGTCGGCGGTTGTGGTACTGGCCAACTCAAAATCCACTTCACAGACATAGACCGCCGTTGAACCGCTTACCGCCACGAGCGCCGTAGTCGTTGCTGTGGTGATATTCGCAAACGCATGTAGCTTCGCAACGCCGTTCGCGTTGCAGGGATCAATTCCGAAAGTCTGAACCGACAATGGGGCACACGCTCCCGAACTGGAAGGGAAACATGTTCCCAGTCCTGCAGCAGCGTCACCTTCCTGTGTTGCATTTGTCGTTGTTGCCTGCGTCGATTGAACATTCAAAGCACCTGCATTACCTGCAGACACCACTCCATTTCCAGAAGCGTCTGCTCCGAAACGTGGACGAAAACCAAGAACCTCGTAAGTTACATTACCTCCAGTCCCAGTCAACGTTGTAATGTTAACGCTGACCCAGGGATAGAAAGTAAATAAAGTGGCTTGACCATTCGCCGTATTCGTAATTGGGTATGTAGTCGTAGCAGCACCCCTTGCTGCTGCTGGCCATATAGTCCACGCTCCGGGGGTACTGCCTGCGTCGGGAGCTTCATCTAATTCTATATTTAACCCCGTTACGACGCCGTTTGTAAACTCGTACAATGTCCAATTAGTACAACCAAGCGCGCGATTATCAAAAATCATTACGCGACCGGTGGCCGTAGAAACTGCCGGTCCCATCTGGCAATCGGGAAGCGTTTGCTGTTGCTGCGCCAACACCGGAGCGGCGTAAAGAACAATGAACAACAGTAATAGTTTTTTCATTCAATCACTCCAAAATTACCTGAGCTTTAATCCCGGCCAAGACTTCTGCCGCCTGCGTTGTGAACTGAATCGAAATGATGTCACCAAAATTGACGGACGGAAAGTGTGTATTATCTTGGCAATTAGTTCCAGTCCCCACCGTACATGTAACGGTTGACGCAACGCCATTCACGAGTACCGTAAAGACGCCAGATGAAGAATTGACTCCGGCGTGGGATGCCGTGACGTTTAATCCAGTAATGTTTCCACTCTTACGCGCCGGAACTCCGAGATTCGTTGTCGTCGATGTGCAGGTCGTAACCGTATTTTCACCTAGCGCATATAATCCAAGAGTGGCCGAAGATGTAGCCGTACCTGTGCAAAATCCATTATTTGCCTCAGGTCCAATCCAAATACCGCCTGGAGTGATATTGATAGCTCCATTGATGAAATTATTTCCGCAGCTATAAAGTGAACTGGTAGAGTCCACGGTAATTGCAAATTCTCCTGTGCCGGTATCATCTATGCGGTAATTACAAAGAGAAATATTTCCACCCGCTGAGGCGCGCAACGCAAATCGACCAGCCGTACTTTGATTGTGATGCATAACTCCACCAACAAGAGAAACCGTTCCACCGTCTACGCAAAAAAGCTGCCCTGCGCCAGTTTCGTCATAACCTGTCGCGAGGCCGAAAAAGTGTCCAAAGCCGCTGGCGATAACACCGCATGGGCTTGCGCCCCCACCGCCAGTAAAAGAATTTGAGAAATAATCAAGCCCAGGAGAAGCGCTTTGCACTAGGATTGGTTGTGTATTTCCTGCTCCGGCATAAGATCCTATAATCGTTCCCGCAATGGCAGCATTTGAAAAAGTGGGTCCTTGTCCGCCACACCCGAAGTACTGCCCAAATAGGGACCAAGAAATTGAAAGATCATTCAAAACGTTGGTCACGTTCGGATCGTTATACGCCCAGTTCTGACAAGACATGTTATGCATCGCCATCGGAGAATGAAGATGAAAAATAGTTGCAGTTGTACCTGATACCGTAGTTGTTGGGATGCCCATTCCAATCACTTGAAAATCATCCATTTCAGAAATGCCAATCCCAAAACAAGAATTGTCTTTCCCTGCACCAGAGCATGTTGTCAGGTCAAAATCTGGAGTTGGTAAAAACGCGGTACTCTGCCAACTAACCCCCTTGATTGCTGGACTAAGCAGCTCCGCAATGCAAGGACTCGTAACTGGGGGCTTCGTATTAGCAATCGCACCACTGATCATCATCATTCCATTTGGAAGCTGTAATGTAGCAGTGCAATTCAAGGAAGAAAGAACAGCTGTCCATGCCGTATTAAGAGCACCCGTATCGTCATCGCCCCATACAAGAGCCTGCGCAGCTCCACAATTGGCATTTCCATTTGCTACAGAGTGGATTTGGGAGTCACTGTCTATGGACTGCACGGTCGTTTTTGCCATAGACTGTACGCCGCCCTGACCAGCCCCGGATACGGTCCACATCGTTTCACCTACATGGATCTTCGCAATGGTCTGGAAATGAGCAGTTGCAGAAGTGATAATATTCGAGCCATTGGAACAAACGGCATCGAATACAGCCTGCGCATCGGCCTTTACGCCGTAATTTGTGGCATAATAAATATTTCCATTGGCCTGAGGAATTCCAGGTGAATTAGCTGGAAGTGAACTTCCACCGACCACGCTCCATGTGTTTGTAGAAGAACAATAATAAACTTGATACGGAGGGACGGATAGCTGAACCGATGGAGTAACCCCGGGCGTACAGAGCACAGGTAGTGAAGCTAAAAACTGAATTCCGTTCGCGCCGACTAGTTGCCACACGCCATTATTACAGCTGTAGAAATTCCCATTACTCGTGTTGACGGCTGTCTGCTGCGACAAGCACAACCCGGTCGGGACGCCGCTATACGGTATTGGCCAGCTAGCCGATGGCGCTAGGATGTTCTGACTCGGATTGCTCTGCGCGAAGCATGATGCAGCAGTAAGGAGCAGCAATAGAAGTAAGCGCTTCATCGAGACATCCCTGTGTGATAATTCCACGTCGCGCGCGGCTTCGAGTAACCGGAATCGCCAAAGTCGTCGAGATTGATCCTCGGCGCTGCGTTGTTCAATCCTTCTACCGCAAGCCGTGCGCGCATCGCTGCGCCGATCAATACCGGCGAGGGCTGCTTCTCGAACGATGGGCAGATCAACTCCGCCAGCGTCAACGTCATTGCCAGCTCGTAGCCCGGTGGCGCTACGAACACCGTATCGAGCGTCGTGCCGCCCTGAATGACCGTCTCGATCTCCAACTCAACGCCATATGCGTAATTCGGCACTGGCCAGAAGAAGATCGAACCAAGCGGCCAGTCAGGACGGTAGTAGTAGTCCGTTGGGAGTGACGTTTGGATCGACTGCACGCGGTTCGTTGCCCACCAGTCCTTATCGCGCTGCTGCAGCGGATAGCGAACAATCGGGAAGACGTTGTTCAGGAGTACGTTAAGATTCGCAATCCGTACAGGGCGCTCGGTTATTACCGGAAACGTAGCTGCGCCAGTCCACGCTGGCCCGATGGTGTGTGGAATCAGTCCAGGACTAAGCAGAAACGCCGCACCTGTACCAACTGGCGGCGCCGGCGCTGCTGAGATCAACTGCGAAGCGTAGATGAAGACCTTCTGCGCAGACCACGAATCCGCCATCTGATTCGCTTTATCGAGCACAAAGTTCAGCTCACTCGGGTCCGGTATCTCACCTGGAGCTACGACGTTGATCTCGTAGAGCGCGTTCGTGCAAATCGTCCGCCACGTCACGGGCTGTGGTGGAGCTGGCGGAGGATTCGGCGGCGCTGCTGGCATTAATGGCATCAGTTAGCCTGCGCGACTACACTTACTTCGTTCGCGAGTCCTTCTAAAAGCGAATGGATGTCCTTCGCGGACGTTAGCCAGCCGTTCTTTTTGGCCGTTTCTTGCTCAGCTTCTGACTCAACGACGCGCGTCTGATAGCCCTTCTTGTCCGTCTTGCTTTGCCGATACGCCATCTTCGGAAATTCGCGCACGTCGCTGCCGCGCACGTACTGCGAGTCGATCACGCCGCGATGCTGCGGATCCGGACCATCGACGCGCTGATGCTGCCGCGCGCGCGCTTCCTTCCACCGCATGAATTCTTCGTATTCGAAAGTGTTGGTATTCATTATTCCTCCGTTAGAAAAACTGGCCACTGTTTTACGCACAATGGCCGAAGCGTCTCCCCTGCTGGTAGGAGCTTAGTAGCTAGAGCTGAACTTCGCCGTACCTGCATCCCAGGTAAAGCAAAGAGTTTTACCGACAACTGCAGTACCTGCATCGGCAATGTTGTTTGTAAGCGTCCACGTGAACGCGCCAGTAGGAACGATACAGAACTGCCCGCCGCCTACCGCCGTGGCATTGAAACCCACGGGTATGGTGAAC